TCAATAAAGCACATCTTTCAGCTTCCTCTTTAGGTAACATATCACAGAATGTTTTGAATGCCATGATAACATCTCCTGGCATCTTTCTTCGAATATTTCTATTGTTATAGAATAATATAAAGTCCACATTATCTTCAGTTAATTGACTTCTAAACTTTTCGACTTCTTGACTCTCTTCATCAAAAACATTTATAGGATAGAATTGTTCACTTACACCATGAGGTAAATAAGTTGACTGCCACTCTTCAGGAGGGTTTTTACTCCAGACTTCATCAACAATAGCATGTGTCTGTTTTGAAATATTCATAATCAAATCACAACTCTCGTAATAAAATTGATTGTATTTAGGAGCAGGCCAGTCGTCCCATATATTGTAATAAAAGATAGGAATCTCTTGTCTGATTTCATGTTCCATTTCATATAACCATCTCCAAAATCTTGGGTCTGTATAGTGTAGAATAGCATCTGGTTTTTCTCTTGACATAACTTCACGTAGTAAATCAGGACTTCCATATCCATTCACGGGATATATTGTTAAGTCAGCATCTTCGATACCAGTCTCTTCTCTGACAGACTTGTTCATATCAACAACCTTTCCAGCTTCAGGATGTTTGATAGCCCCTCCTATCTGAACCCAATCATAATGATTTATCGTACCTAGAACAAATTCTTTTGACATTGTTCCTACACCTGAAGACATTCTCATATCATCAGATAGTAATAGGATTTTTCTTTTAGACATATAACCTCTAATCTTTTAGTAATTCTTTATCCGTTTCACCTTCAAAATATTTATTTAACATTTCTAACTTGTCATCGTAATTAGCCATCTGGTCTAATTCTTTTTCAAGTTCTTCCATAACATCTCCATGTTCACCTATACCTACTGAGTTACGAAGTAAGTTTTCAGCGTTGACTCTATGTTTTTCTATATTTGCTTTAAAATGCATTTTACTTGCTTTAATAAACTCTTTTCTCATAGTCTACTCCCACTAACTATTAAATTATCATATTCTCTAATTTTACTTCTGAACTCTTCATCTAAGACATACAAGTCCATTGTACGATTTACTAATTTCTGCAAAGTAAATTCATCATCGTATGTTTTTGATTTGAAATTACTATATAACCCTTTTAGAATTTTAACTGACGTTAATTTATAATCCATAAGAACCTCTTAATATATACGTATATAAATATATACTTAATCTATTATTTTCACTAATTTTTTCATTTTTTCAGCATACTGAATTGTGTTGTTCGTGCCTCTTGATTCTGTACCAGGTTGTATAAAAGCTACAATGATATCACTATACTCAGCTATCTGTTTGTTTCTTTTAAAATAATTTGATACATAATAAGGTCGATTGTATTGTGTGGCAGGAAATTTACAATGCATATTCCATGCATAGTGAGCAGGAGGAAACTCAACATAACTCATATCTAATTCTAAAGCAAACTTTTTAGCGAACCCATC